CAAAACAAAATTTTGTAGGTAATAGTACTTTAAATGATCTTTTAAATGAAACAGCAGCGGGCGATACAAATACTCAATCAGCTATGGCTCCCGCAAATTTATCTCAACCATTTGCAACTGGAGCTCCAATGCCTATGGATACAGTAGGTATGCCTACAGAAGTAGCAAATGCAGTTACAAGAGATTATAGTAGTTTAATGAAAGCAATAGATAAGAAAAAAGGAAAGTAATAAATGCCTATAATTAAAGGAATAAGAAGAGTTAACCCCCTGGATCTTAATAAAAATGTTACGATAGGGGTAGCTTTTCCTTTAGATGAAACTAATATGTTTTCTGGAACTGAAACAATCCAAGAACAATCTAAAGCTAATCTTATAAATTTATTACTTACGGAACCAGGTGAAAGAATAAATTTACCTAATTATGGAGTAGGAATAAAAAAATTATTATTTGAACAAAAAATTAACATAGATATATTAAAAGAAAAAATTCAAAACCAAACAGCTTTTTATATACCTAATATTACAGTATTAAATGTAGAAACAAGTTTATCTAAAGAAGAAGAAACAATTTTTATATCAATAGCATATAAATCTAATCTAGATGGTTCTATGGATAATATACAAATAAATTTTAACTAATGGCATATTCAAAAGTATCAAATAAATCTCAAGATAAAGATGTAAAATATATAAGTAAAGATTTTAATACTTTTAAAAATCAACTTATTGAATTTTCACAAACTTATTTTCCTGAAAATTTTAATGATTTTAGTGAAGGAAACCCAGGCATGATGTTTTTAGAAATGGCAGCATATGTAGGGGATGTTTTATCTTTTTATACTGACAAACAATTAAGAGAAGCATTTTTATCATTAGCACAAGATAGAGAAAATTTATTTAATTTAGCATATACTTTAGGTTATAAACCTAAGGTAACAACGGCATCATCAGTAAATTTAGATATAACACAATTAGTACCATCTAAAGTAGTTGGTGGTTCTTATGAACCAGATTTTGATTATGCTTTAAATATACAACAAAATTCAACCTTTGATTCTACAGAAGGAAGTACTTTTTATATTACTAGAGATACAAGATTTGATTTTTCTTCTTCATTTGAACCAACTAATATAAGTATATATCAATTTGATTCATCTAATAACCCAGAATATTATTTACTTAAAAAAACAATCCCTGCTATTTCAGGACAAGTAAAAACCCAAACTTTTACTATGGGTGCCCCTGAAAGATTTAAAACATTAACTATATTTGATACGGATATTATTTCTATTGAATCAATTACAGATTCAGATGGTAATGAATACCATGAAGTTCCTTATTTAGCTCAAGATACTATATTTGAAGAAGTATCTAATAATGGGGCTAATGATCCCGATTTAAAAGGTTTTAATAACCAAACACCATTTTTATTAAAATTAAAACAAGTACCTAGAAGATTTGTTTCAAGATTTAAAGCCAATAATCAACTTGAAATTCAGTTTGGAGCAGGTTCATCTGATAAAGCCGATGAACAAATAATCCCTAATCCAGATAATATAGGATTAGGAATTAAAGAAGGTAGAAGTCAGTTAGATAAAGCTTATGACCCATCTAATTTTTTATATACAAAAGCATATGGTCAAGTTCCATCAAATACAACTCTAACAGTAAATTATTTAGTAGGAGGTGGATTATCATCTAATGTAAATAGTAATACTATTACTACAATAGGTGAATTACTTATTAATAATAAACCTAATTTAAATCAAGGAATGTTAACTTTTGTTAAAGCATCTATAACATCTACAAATGTAGAAGCAGCAAAAGGTGGGGGAGCAGGAGATACTATTGAAGAGATAAGACTAAATGCAGCCGCTAATTTTGGAGCTCAACAAAGAACAGTAACTAAAGATGATTATATTATTAGAACTTTATCAATGCCCCCTCAATTTGGTAGAATATCTAAAGCTTATATAACACAGGATGATCAAATATCACCTTTAACTAATGAACCTAATAGAATTCCTAATCCATTAGCTTTAAACTTATATACATTAGGATATAATGCTGAAAAACAATTATCAACATTAAATACAGCTACTAAAACAAATTTAGCAACCTATTTAGAACAATATAGAATGCTAACAGATGCTATTAATATTAAAGATGCATTTGTTATTAATATAGCATTAGAATTTGAAATTACAACTTTTAGAAATTATAATAACCAAAGAGTATTACTTCAATGTATAACAGAAGTTAAAGATTATTTTAATATTGATAAATGGCAAATTAATCAACCTATAGTAATGTCTGAAATTAAAAACTTAATAGGTGCCGTTGAAGGAGTACAAACAGTAGAAAATATCACTATAACTAATAAAAAAGGAGAATCTTTAGGTTATTCAAAATATAGTTATAGTATACAAAAAGCTACTAGAGATGAAATAATTTATCCTTCATTAGACCCTAGTATATTTGAATTAAAATACCCTGACACAGATATTAAAGGACGAATAACAACTTATTAAAATGGCATACTACTTTTTATTTCCAGAAATAGACACAACATTATATAGTCATCCTGATAGATCAGCAATGAACGCAGGTAGTGATGAAATATTAGAAATAGTAAAAGAAATAGGATCTAATAATAATATATTATACCCCTCAAGAATTTTAATAAAATTTAAAAACGAAGAATTAAAAACTACAATTAGTGATGTAATGGGTCATGATAAATTTGCATCATCTAAAGTTAATCTTCAATTAATAGCAGCAGAGCCTAAAAATTTAGTATCAACTTTAAATTTAAATGTATTTGCTGTATCTCAATCATGGGATGAAGGTACAGGAAGATATTCAAATTTACCTACAAGTTCAAATGGTGCTAGTTGGGAATTTAGAAATAATACAACAACTGCTACAGCTTGGGCTACTTCAAGTTTTGGGGCGGGTTCAACTGGTTCTATATCATCATCTCTTATAACCCAAGGAGGAGGAGTATGGTATACAGGTAGTGGATTTACTTCAACACAACAATTTTTAGTAGGAGATACATTAGATACAAATTTTGATGTAACTGATATAGTAAAAAAACACTCAGCTAGTCTATTTAATAGCAACACTTACCCTACAGGTATAGAAAATAATGGATTTTTAATTAAAAAACCAGATGCTATAGAAGCCCAAATATCTCACAGTTTTGGTGAATTACAATATTTTTCAGTTGATACTCATACTATACATCCTCCAAAGTTATGTTTTAAATGGGATGATAGTATTCATAATTCTCAATCACTAGCTAAATTAAATGGTGATTTAAATGTTTCATTATATAGAAATGAAGAAGAATATAATCAAAATGATGAAGCCACATTTAGAATCCATATAAGAGATAAATATCCAGTTAGACAATTTACTTCTTCATCTAATTTTTTAAATATAGGATATTTTACTACAGCGTCTTACTATAGTATAAGAGATGCTCATACTGAACAAGAAGTTATCCCTTTTGATACTAGTTACACAAAATTAAGTGCTGATAATGAAGGTATGTATTTTAAAATATTTATGAAAGGTTTACAACCTGAAAGATATTATAGAATTTTATTTAAACATACCAATAACGATGGTACAAAAATATATGATGATAAATATTATTTTAAAGTTGTTAGATAATGGCTCTAGAAAATATAAATTTAAATAAAGTAGTAGTAAGTAATGAAGCTTCAGATAAAAGTTATTTAAAAAAATTTAGTAAATTAGCTAAATCACAAAATAAAATAACATTTGATAATTTATTACAAATGTATAATAAATTATTTTATCTTATTACAAAATTAGGTTCAAAAAATACCCATGAATATATTATAAATCAAATTTTTGAAGCTTTACCTTTTGGTCAAAAAATTATAAGAGAAAATGAAGTAAAAATAAAAAATTTAATTGATAATATTGCATTATTAGAAGATGAATATTTAAAACTTACTGCTCCACAACTTAATGAACATCCTATATATCCTGATAGAACTTATTTAACTTTAGGAGAAAATGGAATTCCATATCAAGGTGAAAATAGAGTATGGATAATGCAAGAAGGAGTAAAAAGACTTATAAAAGGAGGAAATACAGGAGACGCAGCTTATCTTGTATCAAGAAAGTTACTTAATTTACCTGAAGACAATAGTGGATGGACTTATTTAACTGAAGAAGAATTAGAAAATATACTTACAGGACCTGCTATTAGAACACATAGTGATTTAGATTTAACTGGATTTACCGGAATTTTAGAAGATTTAAAAGTAAAACAACCTTACTATAAATTAAAATTATATTGTCAAGGAAGTGAAGTAATAGATACATACGATATATTTACAGGACCTGGGTATAATTTTGACACTGGGGCACAAGTTTTTCTTTCTGATGAGGGTTGCAAAATTTGGTATGTACATAATCCTTATTATGATGAAGTTGAAGAATATACAGTTTTTACTGATGATCAAATTATGACAGCATATGAAAATGGTACGCTCCAAGAACTTGCTGATTCAAATGCTTACGAGATTAAAACTCTAAACTTAGAAAAAGGAGATGTTGAAATATTGACATTTGCAAGAAATGCTTCAAGTGATGTAGGTTCTGCAGACTCTAATATAATAGGTTATAACGCTGTTCCCGATGAAATTTATGATATAACAAATTTTAATAATGTTACTGGTAATTTAAATCTAGATCCTAATTTATATATGAATCCACAAGGTGATAGTATAATAACTAATGAAGATATAGCTGCTAATAAAATAGCACTTTGGGGTAAAGATAATTTATTTTCAGGTTTAGTAATAGTTAGTGGAAGAGTTATGTATAAAGAATTAGAACCTACAGACGAATCTAATAGTAGTTGGAAAATATTAAATGGATTAAATGATATATATACAATTGAACAACAAACACCTACACTTGATGAAATTACTGTAAGAGGCACTAGAAGAATATATAGTCCAGCTTTAAGAGATGGAATATTAAATTTTACTTATCCCATTAGTCAGGAAATTTATAGCCAAGTAGTAGCAGATGGAGGAGTATATGGTGCTATAAATCAAAGTCCAGATTTTCAACGAAAATTTTTAGATAATACTACATCACATTACTATGCAGAAACTATAAATATTCATGGAAATCCATTCCATGAAGGAAAATATCCTGAAAAGTATGATATACAAGGTTTAGGAAAGGGTGTATTTAGAGTTTATGGTCAACCAGTATTTTATGTAAGGCACATAGGATATTTTGTTATAATATGTGTAGAAGGTCAATATAAACAAACTCAATTTGATCAAGATTATTTTGATACTAAAAAAGTATGGTATTTTAATTTATCCGCTGCAGCGGGTGATGGTGGAACCTGGATAGGTTACACAAATGTAGGAGAGTTAAGAAGAGTTGGAGATGGTGGTTTTGGCTTTGATTTAAAACAAAGAGGTCCTATAGGTTATTATAATGATGATGATGAAGGATTTATATTAAAAAGAATTACTTGGATACAAGATGTAATTCAACCAGATTATAGTGACCAATTTCAAGATGCAAATAATTGGAGTGTAGGAAATGGTGTTGGAGGATTAGTATTTGCTGGATTAAAAGGAGCCCCAGTATATGGATGTAATACAGAAAATTTTTATTCTAATCAAGCGGGTTTAGAAGATCAAGATCGTTTTTATAGATGTATTAATCCAGATAACCCATTTAACCCTAAAAACGGTGGAAGC